CCCTGAGAGGGTCGAGTAAGAGGAGTATCACTATGCCGGAAAAGTTTCAGACAATTCATTCTTGGAAGCCGCAATACAATGCGGCCACGGGCCTGTACGATTACGTACCAGGGCCCGGTTACCAGGAGTGGATGTCAAATAGCTTTGAACCGCGTGCGTCCGACCACGTCCAGCCAACTAGCTGGATGGGGCAGGAGCGCATTTTCAATAGTGACATGCTGCCTTGCCTTGTTGATACAACTGATAAGTATCACCTTGCAAGAAACGGCTCCTCAGGATTCTTCGGAATGAATTGGGATGACCCCATCGTATCACCCTGGTGGATGATGGATGAGGCAGTATCCCGTCTTGCCGGGAACTATGATGTTCTAATGAACACACGTTCTTGGTATGACGCCGCCAGAGCTATCGATGGTTGGGCCAGTGATTTCTGGTCCCTATATCGAAACCTCAAGCGGAATCCGAAGCGTGCATGGGGATCGTTCAAACGATTTGCCAAGCATTTCTTCCATAGGAGCATTGAGAAAGCTCCCGAGGAGTTAGTGCGTGGTCTCCCAGCCGCAGCAAGAGAGTACTGTGCTATTAAGTACGGTGCTCTGCCGATTATCCATGACCTGCGCGATACGTTGAAGAGGATCCAAAGACCCAAATCAAATATTCGCGTCGTGGCCACGGCTCGGTACCCAGCAGATCCGCTGCTATACCGCTTCACCAATACTTGCGGTGGAGTTAAGGTATGGCGTTATACGGATTCCTGCTCGGCGATTGCTGTTAGATATATCTCGACCGACTCCATTGAGTCCTATAGGAACTTCGGCGATCTTGTTCAAACGCCGTTGTATACTATTTGGGATGCTATACCGTGGAGCTTTGTCATCGACTGGTTCTTACCGGTCGGTAACGTGCTCCTACAGGTGCAACCCTTTGGATTCAATGTCACCAGGGGCTTTGATTGCTTCCGCTATCGCGGGCGCAATGTCCTCCAGGTGCTCGATGATACGATACTGTTCTATGGTCTAAACGAGACGAAGATCCGCTACTTTAGACGCAGGGCCAATACTTCTATGGCTCTCGGTCTGAGTAAGGCGGTCTCGCACTTCATTACGAACAATGAACAAATGTCGTATGTGAGACAGGTTGGTCATCATTTGATTGATCTGTATGCACTAGGGCGTAGTCGACTACATTGATTGGCAATCTTTGTAGTTATAATTGTTATTGCCATAGTGGCTCGCGGGCACTGCTCGCGGTTACCACTTGAAAGAAACTACCTTAGAAAGGAGTAAACATGAGACTTACTGATGTGACCCTCACCGTTGGTGAGGCGACCAGGGAGTACGCAGTGTCTGAACAGCAGGGCACCCTCTTTCGTTTTGTCGATAAGAGTGGTACCGTTGCCAACAGCACTGGTGTCTTTTCTCTCGAACAGAGGTTTGGTGCAGCTAATAGCAACCGTAAGGTAACTATGTTGCTGACTGACCCCGTTGTAGTCAAGGATGCTTCCGGTGCTGACATGACCATTAAGGCCAACGCCAGCATCACGTTCAGTCTCCCTAAGACCTACCCGAATTCTAGCATTACGAAGCTGCGTCAGACTCTTATTGCCTGGCTCAGCCAGCAGTGCGTTTCGGATCCGGTCGATAGTGGTTTAAACAACTACTAAGGGGTGAATGAATGAGAAAGAAGCGTCAACTGTCGGTTCCTAAGCCGGCAGCTGCGGACCTTATTAGGTTCGCAAGACTACTAAGCCAGTCCGTGGGCCTAAACCCGCAGACTGTCACGAAGAAGTACTACGCTGAAGGCGGCGTCTCGGAAGAGGCTGCTGCTAAAGCGCTTAACAAATTCGTGGCCAGGCAGAATCGTAATCTCTCGTTAGAGAGTGATGCTGCCTTTTGGGCTGAGACGAGGTGTTCGTGGTTCCAAGTCGCTAGGCGTTTCTGCCAGCGAGTAGGCTCTGTAGCCTACAACTACCTTGTTGATCCACGTAATGGCATCGACTATCTGACTACCGGTCCGGGTGCGAAAGTACTCGGCGCTGGGAGTTCAGGGTCAAAGCCAGAACTGAAGATCAATGCATTCTTTGATGGTTGCTGCGGGCAGGATCCTGATCTGTGTTGGAGTTTATTCTCCGACAGATTTAGGAAACAGCTTGCACACGAAATGCTTAGTCCGTTTGATTTGGTTGACACTAACGGGCATCCCTTAAATGGGAACCTTAAAGTGTCGCCTAGTCACGACGGCTTTAGCACTCGCGCCATTTGTGCTACTTTGCACGGGCATTTTACAAAGTCAAGCCCGGAATATCCGGACAAGATCTGCGTTGTGCCTAAGAACGCTGAGATAGGTAGGTGCATTGGAATATCCTCACCTTTCCTCTATACTGTTCAGCATCAGATTGAGAACGCGCTTCTTCGCGCGCTCAAAGTCTGCTATCACGTCGATCTCGACCGACTTGCGGCCGTAAACAGCGTACTTGCGTATTATGGCTCGATTGATGGGTCTTTCGCCACACTGGATTTCCAGGAGGCGTCGGATTCTCTTTCAATACCACTTATACGCGCGCTGTTTGAAGGCTCGCCGCTGCTTCCTTATTTGGAGGCGGCTAGGTCGACAAGGTATCGCCTCCCTGACGGCACGATTGGAACTTGTGGTTCCTTCTGCCTGATGGGTAATGGTTATACCTTTAAGTTAGAGTCAGTTGTATTTATGGCTCTGATTAACGGCGCAATTGCTGATTTGACTCACTTTGACGTGGAAGGTCCTTATTGCCCGGCACTGTCTTTCGGCGACGATGTAACGTTGCCTGAGCCGGTGCCACTACAGTCTCTGAAGGCTGTACTCGGCACATTGGGCCTGACACTTAATGCAGAAAAGTCATTCTGCATGCAGACCGACCCCGATTCTGAAAACAGATTCAGGGAGGCCTGTGGTAGGGACTTTAGGAACGGTAAGCCTGTTCGCGGATTTTATTTTAAACGCGAGCCGGACCTCTCCGAGGCATATCGCCTTGTGAATTTCTTTAAGATTCACTACGGCGTGCCCGACAGCTTATTAAAGAGGCTGTCTAAGGACTGTAATCAAGTATACGAAAATATACTCGATGCGAATCCTAGGTGTTGGCAAACCATGCCTTCACTCAGGACCGCAACGCCCTTTGGAGAGTTGAATGACTACCTCCATTCGGTATCGATACCGGAGGATGTAGTTCTTATCGATCCAGTCTTCTGTCAATGCAGTGAGCTCATACCAGCCGAGCTGGCTAAGACCCTGTACGATTATTCGCGCGTGAGGCTAAACGGACGCTACGTGTACACCGACTCTGTCGGTAAGTGCACGAGCAAATTCCGCCACACCTTTCTGCGTCATCGCGACAGCCTCGGCAACTTGATTGAGAACGTGGAGTTTTGCTACTGTGACGTTGTCACAGCAAGCGAGCACCTAGTTCGTACATCAATGCGGGATAAGTCAATTAAGACTAACCTACATATGTTGCAGGAGCGTCGCGCCAACTCCCCCTATTTCTGGGACACTCGCCGTAAAGCGGGTGTACTAGCTTTTAGAGGAGTGAATCGCATGGGCCACAGCTTTATGCTTGGCTGTCCTGAGGGAACACGGTGCATAACACGCGAAGATTTAACTTTCGCGAGCGAGCACTGTGCGCGCTTCCTGACGAAAACCAAGGCAGAGCGCATTTCTGCACTCTTACTTTGCCATCTCAGGGAGTCAAATGAGGCGACGCTCACAATGAGCTAACCTCGGCGTTAATTCGCCGGAGCACGTCCCGACCCAGGGAGAATCTTCCTGGTTAGGGCATGCTGGACCGCCAGCACCCGTAACGGGCGCCTACGGACCTAGGGGCCATGGAGATACGGCGGCCTGACCGAAAGGGAGGGCCGCAAAATCTACATGGGAGACCGCTATGCACGAGCA